GCTTCATAAGTGTCATGCCAAACTTTCATTCCAGAAAGATTGCCACCATCACTCATTACACTAGGAACGGCATCCAGATTAGTTATTGCAACACTTTTTACACTAGCCATATCTTAACCCTTCCTATTCGTTGCACGGAATTTGAACTACTTTTTCTTCTTCCGTACGAGTTGCACCAATACTCATGCAATAGTACACTTGTGTACTGTAGGATTTATCTGATCTTTCATCTATTCTAGCTGAAATATCTTTTCCTATTGCGAGTTTGATTGCATCTTCGGTGAAAGCAAAAACTAGTCTGTCATCCGTATTAGTTGCATCAAAGCTAAGTCTGTTAGACATAATAAATTTAAAACCTAAGTAAGAGTCAATTTGACCTTGTGCTAAAGCTTTAACTGTATTGAAGTCTGAGTTCTTAACTTCTGTAGTGTTTAACAAATCACTTATTTGAGTTGCTCCACATACTACATATCTTTTTAGTGATGGATCTACATCTTTAAGATCCAGTTTCTTTTTTGCATCCAAAAGTTTTGCAATCGTTAAACCATCTGATTGGTTTGACGTAGCAAATTTTTGTGTGCTTGGAAGTGCAACACTTGTACTTCCAGTTTCTCCGGTAAACGAAGTTCCGCCTAAAGCAGATATGATAACATCATCCATCGATCTACCCATTGCAGCTGCTGCTGCTTTTGCGTAGGAAGAAGTTGGATCGATTAGCATTCTGATTTTATCTGGGTCATCTATAAGATCAGCCCATTCGTAGTCTGCTAAACTAACTCTTCTTCTTGAATGAGGAGTATCAATTTGTGGTGTATCTGCATGTCGAGAAGTTTTTAGTTGTGCACTAACACTTCCAACCTGGTCAAAATATGCATTCTTACCAGTTACAGTTTCCACATCTACTGCTTCACGCAAACGGCTACCCATTTGTTGTGAAAGCATTTGTACATTGTTTGAATACTGCTGTACAAAAGCTGTAGTTATTTGATTAGACATAATGTCCTCCATCAATGTGAAAAATTTATTTGATTAAGTTCCCCAAACCTTTGGACAAAATCTACATTTAACGATTGCTCATCGTGATACTTTTCCTCATGTCAATGGAACCTAGAAGGCTACTCCATTACCCAATATTGCTATTGGTATTCTTATACGGTAAACTCCATTAGACGAGCCACTTCATCAACGGCTCTTTGATGGTTAGGATGATTTTTCTGCCAGTAAGGAGAATTTTCTTCCATTAATTTACCAATTTCTTTTTGTGCTTCATCTGGTGTCATTACCATTTCTTGTGGTGCACCATTTAATTTATCTTCACTAATAGCTTCTCCTATTTTAATAAAAGCACGGATCATATCTGGATGATTACCCAGCTGTGAACCATCAGCTAATTTAGTTTCAAAGATTTCTTGTGAAGCAAATTGTTTTGCTACTCGTTCTGCTAATTGTAATTTACTATCAGCAGCTTGTCCAAATTCTTTTCGTAAACCTTGCACAACATTTTCTTTATTATCATTTAATGCAATATCTCCTTGCTGCACTACAGCCTGGTTCATTTCATTATAAAATTCTAATATACCTTGTGCCTGGTTTGGTAATAAACCAAGTTTGTGTGATACTTCTTTAAATTGATTTAGATTGGCACCGTCATCTCCTTCTGGCAAATTATAATTTAATTCATAATTTTCCGGAGACTCCGGTCTGCCTAGTTTTGTATAAACTTGTTGCCAATCATCTTCTGTTGCATACTTACCTGGTAGAGCAATCTTATCGGCTCCTACCATCCTTTGAGCATGAACATATCCTTTTGCTAATGAATTAATATCATTAATATTTTCTAAACTTGCATCACCTCTAATGTCATCTGATAAGCTATCTCTCCAATTTGTTTCTACTGGAGTTTCGCTAACAGACGGTTGAGATACTTGCTCTTCCGCTACCTGTGTTTCAGCCATTCTATTCCTTTACTGATTTAAAATTTATAAAACCTTCAATGTGCAAAACAACTTGCCGCTGTCCTTCATTAAAAGCTGTTACATTTGCATCTTTATCAAATGTACTTTTTTTAGAGAAGCATCGTAATCGAAGATCCTCTAAAACTTTTTTACCATCATCGGTATTAAAAGTTTGTTTATACAGATCAATGATCTGCATTAATTCTTTTGGTATTTGATCTGGCACTATAACCCTCCAACTGCTTTAACCATCGGTGCTGCTTGACCAGCTGCTTGTGCATCGGCTCTTGCTTCTTCTTGCTGTGCTGCTGCTTGTTGCTGCTGTGCTCGTTGGTTACGCATTTCTTCTACCTCTCCATCTGAACGAATTACTTTACTTGGCACTCCTAAGATCTCTACTAAATGTTTAACCAGTTTATCGGTATCAACATAATCCATCATCGGTGCCATTTGCGACATTGGCATAATTATTTCTAATGCTCTCATCATTGCATTTACATCACCTTGTCTTTGTGCTCTTGCAAGAGGAGATACATATTCAATATCAATCTCCATACCTTGTAACGTAGGCGGTGGAGAAGGTAACTTACCATCACGCAATAAAATACTAAAAGTCCTATCAATTAACGGTTGCAACATTTCCGATTGTAATCTTCCAAGTACCGGTGCAAGTAATCGCATCTTCTCTTCATTACGTTGCAATACTTCTGTTGCTGTCATTGTTACATTTTGTGCCATCAATAATTGATCGACAAAAAATGCCTGGCGGATTGCTTCTCGTCTTTGGTTTTCGTATTCTAAACCAAAAGGTATGTTGGCTCCAATTTGTAATGGTTCTATTCTATCTCTTGAACCACTACGATAAAAATTTAAACCTCCAGGAATAGTTTTAATTGGCATAATAAAACCATCATCCGGAACCAGGAGAGGAGGATCAATAGTTTTTTGTGCAGCACGGATCATTGTTTCCGACATTTTATTCAGCATTTTAATATCACTTAAACAAGTGAATGCTGGTGATCTTCCAAAAATTTCTACTGATGATTTAGTAAACCGAGGAACCACATAAGGGAATTCATTAAATCCCCCTTCCCCTAACATCTTACCATCTATTGTTAGATAGATAGATGTAAAAGGTTTATTAACATCATCAATCTTATTAGGATCTCTATTCTCTCTTGGCATTACCACATGTAAAAAATCTAATTCTTCATATGGATTATCTTTTTGTAATTTTTCTATTTCTTGTGTTGCGGCTCCAAACATATTGAAAGCTGCTCTTGCGGACATTTTAAATTTACGGAATACTGTATCAACAATTCCTTTTTCATTTTCTTGAATATAAATTTCTGAAATATGCCTGGTTGAAAATCTAAGTGCATCTTCATCACTTCTTTCAATAAACATGCAGCCAGTTCCAAAGGTAATAAGATCTAAATATAATTCATGGATCTCTTGTTGAAAATTACTACGAGCAAAAGACATGTACATTTGATTTGTACATTCTTCTAACCATTCATTGACCGCATCATCATTATTTAATGATGGATCTTTAAATTGTAACGAGAACCAGGGGGAAGCTGCATTGGTCAGCATTCCATGTAACGATGAAGCTAATAGTTCTGCTGCATGAATAGCGGTGCTGTCATATATTAGTTCGGTGCGTTTTGATCCTCTGGATTGTTTTTTTGTTATATCGGCTCTTCTTGGTAAACAATAATCACCAATCTCTTGCCAATGACTCTCCCAGGTACCACGCATTACTTTTAATTTACTGTACCGATCTAAAATATCTTTTGCTCTATTTGTTATCATTAATCACCTAAATTGTTTTTTAATAGTTTTTCTGTTTCCCCTAGAAGGAATGCTTTACGATCTTTACCGGATAGCAACATATTTTTTGATAATACAGAGTCATACCCTTTTGGTGCTCCAAATAATTTCTTATCACCTAACTTTAAATCTTTTTCTATTTGTGCTCTTTCTGCTTTAGTACCACCCTTATATTTGCCACCCATAATAGTAGATGGTTGATATAATTTATTAACAATCGGTTTAGCAAATATTGGAGCCATTGAAGATTGTAATTTCATTTGTGATACTTCTTGTGCAGCACTAGCTTTAATGGCACCCTTATTACCGTACCTCAAACCTTTTTGATCTAACATCTTTTGACCTTTGCTTGTTAAGATAGCTGCACCGTTACTTGATCGCATAACTTTACCACTACTATCCGTAACTGACATCCCTGGAAGAGATGCAATATTCGATCTAATAATTGCCTGGTCTTGTGAACCTTGCATTCTTGATGGATCACTTGTTTGTAATTGATTTATACCTAATCCCAATTTATCTAAAGTTTTTTCACCATCGTAAACTTTAGCTTCATTTTGTTTTTTCTTTGTTAAAGCATCTGCACCAGTTGTATGACCTTTTGCTTTTAATTTATTTATTTGTGTTTGTAGTTGGTTTTGTCT